CAGTATACTATTAAGCTAGAGCAAGCCGACCAGGTAAGCTATAATAAAGCCGGATCCGGTAGCTATGGTAAACCCGAAGATCCAGAGACCAGGGCACGTATAGCGCGTAGCGTTTGTATCGACGCGGCGGTAGCTTTACACGTGGGCCTAGGGCTTAGCCCGGAGCCTTACGACGTAGTAAATACAGCGCTTTATTTTCAGCACTACATAGAGACCGGGCAAAACTTACACGCCGACGGCGCTACCGACGCTATTAAAAACCGCGACAGCGATAACGACGTAATACCCTTTTAATTTTTAAAACTATGGTAAGAGACGTAACTATAACGAAAGTAAGAGCGTTAATTTTTGACCTCGTTAACTTTAAAATTTTAGACGGCGATATATACGACGTTAGTAAAAAGTATAACCTAGACGTTTACCACCTGGCTAATATGCGTACGCTAGGCTGGTTAACCTACGACAAAAAGCGAAACGTAACCGTATGGCAAATTAAGGAGCGCGTTAACGTGGAAGAGTTAACCGGTATAGTAATAGCTGAGTACGGTAAAACTAAAAAGCGCGTAGGTCGATCCAAAGAGGCCGCTTTTACCTGGGCGCCTCCGGAGTATAAGCCGGTACCGGTAACCACTAAGACAAAAGTAAAGAAAAAAGTAAATTTTATAACCAAATTAAAAAACGCTATTTATGGCTTACTGCAACGAAAATAAAAACTTTGTAAAGTTTATACGTCAGTACTTTAAGACTACGTACGAATTTAAAAACGCTATGGGTATAAGCTGGCCCACAGCGAAACGCTGGGAGGCCTGGCCGGCTTTAATGAGCCTACCAGCCGTATATAAGTTAAGCGAGTTAACCGGGGTAAAACCCGGTACACTCGTAGAGTATATATATACCTGGCAATATAACAGCGTAGAAAACCCCGAAAATATAGCTTACGAGTATGGCGAATAATTTTTTTTACGCGATGCGTAATATATTAGAGCTCGTAGAGCCTAATAATAGAGCCGAGGTAATGGCTACTATAGAGCGAGTAATAAATAATATACACGCCGAAAATTTACGAGTATTAACCGCTATAAATAGCTGGGCCGAAAATAATGGCATAGTAGAGCGCGTAGACCTAGACGCCGACCTCGAGAAAATACTAGAGAGCGTTAGCGAGACGCTGGGCGTACCTATCGCCTCTTTAATGGCGCCGACGCGTAAACGTCCGGTAGTAGAGGCTCGCCAATACTGTTACTGGTTATTACATAAATTACACCCTAGGCTATCGCTGAGCGCTACCGGTCTATTATTTAATAAAGACCACGCGACAGTTATACACGCCAGGCGCGAATTTATGGCCCTTATAGAAACGAGCCCAGACTACTACGGTAAGCTCGAGCTTATAATAAAAAATTTACGTACTCGAGGTATAAATTTAGTTCCGGCGTTTGTAGATTTGTCAAACCAAAGGCAAAAAAAAATAAATGAAAGGAAAGCTAAACGAGACGCTAAGAGCTTGTAGCTATGAGGCTATAGGTGTATATACCTACCTGGCTAATTACTGCTACCGGTTAAACTTATATAGTATAGTCAGCGAAGACGTACTAGTAATAGATTTTATAAATAGCATAAAGCCAGCTCCGTATTTAGACCGGGTTTTAATAGAGCTAGAGGCCGTAGGTTTAGTTATCTACGGCCCTTACTCTATAATTATAAAGGAGCTAGTACCTAAAGAGGTGCGAGACCACAGCCTAGACGATGCGCTAGGCGGCGTTTGGTTAGCCTGGATCGAATATAAAGCTACAGAGAAAAAAAGCGCGTATAAGTCAGCTATAAGCGAGCGCCGAGCGTACGACCTATTACTAAGAGAGGTTAACGGCGACGAAAATTTAGCCGCCGGTGCCTTAGTTAACGCTATGGCTATGGGTTGGCACGGTAGTAATACCGACGTATATTTGCGACGATTAAATAATACTAAAAACCAAAGTAAAAATGAAAGTAACCAAAGTAATAAGCTCGGACGTATCGACCGCGACCAGCTTACCGACTGGCTTAAAAGTTGAAGACCAGGAAATAATTAAAGCGAGATCCGGGCCTAAGCTGAGCGAGTTAAATATAAGTCAGTTTAAACACGTGCTAGTACGGCCCTTAGTTATTACCGGTATCAAAACTTTACCCAGCGATGAGGAAATAAACCTATTATATAACCAGGTGCTAAAATACTATCGAGCTGTAACGGTTAGCGATTTTTACCTAGCGTTTGAGTTAAACGCGTTAGGTAGAGACTGGCCGCGTATAGAACACTACGGCCTATTAAATTTACAGTTTATAGCTAGCGTAGTCGACGCGTACCAGGGCCGGAAAGGTAAAGCTAATTTAGAGCTAACTAAAGTAGAAAACCGAGAGCGCCTAAACCAAAACGTAACGGCTCCGGAAATTAGCCTAGAGGAACGTAAGACAATTATTAAAGATATGCTAGAGCGAGACCGCGAGCGTTATATAAACGGTAAAGGTGTTAACGAAATTTACGGCGGCGTTATATGCTCGTACGTTATTACTAAATTATACGAGCTGGATATAGTTAACGATAATCTTTGGAGCGATAGCACTTGGAGCGCTATAAAAATTAAAGCGCGTACTAACGTAAATAACGACTACGCTAGTAGGCGTAAAAAAGTAATACACGACGTAGAAAAAAGAGAGTTTAAAACAGATTTCAAGCTAGAGGTATTTAGACTTTTATACCTGGATATTTTAGTAGCTAAAGATAAGTACGACCTAATAATAAGTAAACTATGAGCTTTAACTATAATTGGACGCTAAAAGACGCCGTATTTACTAAAGATAAAGGTACCGTTTTTAGTTGTTTTGCTTGCGGAGGCGGCTCTACTATGGGTTATAAATTAGCCGGTTTCGACGTTATCGGTTGTAACGAAATAGACCCTAAACTAATAGAGGTATATAAATTAAATCATAACCCTAAATACGCTTTTAATGAGCCTATACAGACGTTTAAAAACCGCGAAGACCTACCAGCTGAGCTATTTAATTTAGATATATTAGACGGCTCGCCTCCCTGCTCGGCGTTTTCTATGGCTGGCTTACGTGAAGAGGTATGGGGTAAAAATAAACATTTCAGAGAGGGGCAAGCTGAACAAGTACTAGATACTTTATTTTTTGATTTTATAGACCTAGCTAAGCGTTTACAGCCTAAAGTAGTAATAGCCGAAAATGTAAAGGGTCTATTATTGGGCGACGCCATAAATTACGTAAAACGAATTTACAAAGATTTAGAAAGCGCTAACTATTACGTTCAACACTTTCTACTAGATGCTAGTACTATGGGCGTACCTCAGCGCCGCGAGCGTGTTTTTTTTATAGCTTTACGTAAAGATTTAGCTAGTAATTTTTTAGAGTATATAGATATGTTTACAGAGGCGCCTAAGTTAAATTTAACTTTTAAAGATCCGGAAATACCTATAAAAAATTTTGTTAAAGGCGTATCTAAGCGCTCTACTCAAAATTATAGTGCTAATCGTTTCGGCGACGTTATGCTAGATTTAAACAGAGCTAGTAATACTATAACGAGGGATATAAACCGCTACTGGCTAGACGAAAATACTTTAATAGACGATACTAGTAAAAAGTTAATAGGGTCGTATCCACTAGACTATAATTTTTTAAAAGAAAACCCGCAGTATTTAATAGGTATGTCAGTACCGCCGGTAATGGTAGCGCGTATAGCTACGGAAATTTTTAACCAATGGCTCAGTAAATTATAAAAAAATGTCTAAAATAAGTTTCGACTACGACGGTACACTAAGTACCTCCAAAGGTAGAGCCCTAGCTCGCGAGTTAATTAAAAATAACGAGCTGTATATAATTACGGCTCGGCATAAAAGAGACGGTACCGCTGTATATAGCGCCGCTAAAGAGCTAGGTATACCCTTTAACCGTGTATATTTTACAGAGGGTAAAGATAAATACCCTTTAGTAAAACGTTTAGGCATAGCTCAGCACTACGACAATAACGAAGAGCAAATAAATAAAATAAACGAGTATACTACCGCTACCGGTATTTTATTTTAAATATGCAATTATTACCCAGACAGCGCGACGCCTTAGTATATCTACGTAATAATAACCCAGCGCGTACTATACTTTACGGCGGCGCGGCCGGAGGCGGTAAAACGCGCCTAGGTTGTATCTGGCAAATACAGCGGCGCCTAAAATATCCTGGTACTAGGTCGCTTATCGGTCGTAATAAACTAGACACCTTAAAAAAGACGACTATAGCCTCGTTTTTTGAGGTAGCTAGAGACCTAAATTTACAAGCTAACGTACATTTTACTTATAACCAGCAAAGTAACACTATTAACTTTTTTAACGGTAGCCAAATAGTACTAGCCGACCTAGCGTATAAGCCTAGCGACGCCGACTATAACGATTTAGGAGGGTTGGAAATTACCGACGCTTTTATCGACGAGGCCGCAGAGGTGCACGTAAAAGCGGTTAGCGTTATTAGTTCTAGGCTTCGGTATAAATTAAATTACTTTTGTGGCGTTTGCGCTGTCCCAGGTTTAGACGCCGGCGAAATAATCGAGACTAACGACAAAGGTAAGCCTATAAAATGGCGGTGTAATAACTGTAAAGACGTAAATAGCGGCCTACTACCTAAGCTATTACTTACTAGTAACCCGGCTAAAAACTATTTATATAATGAGTTTTACGATCCGTGGCGTAACGATGCGCTACCGCCTAATAAGGCTTTTATACAAGCGCTTAGCTCCGATAACATTTTACTACCAGAAGAGTACCTAAGTATACTAAACGAGCTACCAGAGGTAGAGCGTAAGCGTCTATTACTTGGCGATTGGGACTATGATACTAGCGACGACCGGCTATATTTATATACTGAGCTATTACGAGCTTTCCGCGATAAAACCGACGAAAGCAAAGACTACTATATAACCGCAGATATAGCGCGATTAGGTAAAGACCGTACCGTAATAGCCCTCTGGGCCGGGTTGCACTTACAGCGTTTAGACATATATAACGGTTTACGTGTAAACGAGGTAGCCGAGGCTATAACTAAACTACGACTAGAGTATAACGTACCGCTAAATAGAGTACTGGCCGACGAGGACGGCATAGGCGGCGGTGTCTGCGACCTCACGCGGTGCCGCGGTTTCGTTAACGGTAGTAAAGCTATACGACCGCACTACGCTAATTTAAAAGCCGACGCTTACTATAAGCTAGGCGAGTTAATAGACGCTAACGCTATTACCTTTAATAGTAAATATAAAGACCTAATAACTAAAGAGCTCGAGCTAGTACGTCGTACTAACATAGGCCGAGACGGTAAGCTAACGGTATCGAGTAAAGACGACATAGCTAAAAAAGCCGGGGGTTTATCGCCGGACGTAGCCGACGCGGTGGCGATGCGCTCCTATTTTTTACTTAGTAGTAATACCGGCCGGTACGCTATAGCTGGTAACGCCGGAAAACTTTAACGTATATATAGTAAAGTTAATAGCGCTAAATTGATTATAGCGACCACTACCAGCGCTTTATTACGCTTACCTATTTTCTCTTTTAGTTCGCCGTTTTGGAGCTCAGCGCGAGCCTGGTCTAGCCTGGCCTTTCTTACCTCGTTAGCGAGTGTATCGTTTTGGGTGTTTAAAGTACTAGCTAGTACGCGTAATAGTTGTACCTCGCTCTCGGCTGTCGTCGCTTTATCTTTGTAGTACATAAAATTAAAATAGTTTAGGGCTATTAGCTCGTTAACGCGGTGCGGCGGTAAGCTGTCCGGCGCGCTCGAGGCTGTCGAGGTTATATAAAATAATAGTAGTAAGACTGTCAAGGCTAGCCGGTTTATTTTTGAGCTCATAAACGTATTTAATTTTATCTATATATTTTACTCGTACTTTATTTTTAACCGTCTGTAAACTATCTAGGCTATACTTTACCGCCTTAGCTTTTAGTCGTAAGCTGTCTAGCGCTCGGTTATCTATATAAATACTCGCTTTTTGGATCCGTAGTTTATTATACTCAGCGCTTAAATTAGTTAGCTTATACGTTAAAATAATAATAGGGCTAAAAACTGCTATGAAGACGACAAAAGTAACGAGTATTATTTTTACCTCTTTACTCATTTAGCAAAGTATAGGTAAATACACCTTTACCGCTGTCTTCGCACGCCTTTAATAATCTACTAAAGTCGATAGGGTCGGCTACTACTTGACAGCCAGCGCTCCATTTATCTACGAAAGTACTAGTATACGCCTGGTTAGCTCGGTGTATATTTATACCAAATATACCGCGGTCTATTACGTCGCTTATTTCGGCTAGTTCGTTACGGTTTTTATCGCGGTAAACCTCTACCGGTAAAACTTGTACGAGCGCTTTATAGTTTTTATGAATACCCAGGCGCCACGTGTTCACGTATTGCCCTGGCTTTAAAACTGCGGTACCTTTCGGGTTTAGTAAATTTAGTAACCAATGGCGGCCCGGTCTAGTAGTCGCGTTATAAACTGTAACCTGGGTACCGTTTACTAATATAAGTTTATCGGTAAAGGTGTTAGGTTTATAATTTTTAGACCGTATACCTATTAGTTGAAAGTCGTACCAATTATAGCCGAGCTCTTTAAATCTATTTTTTAAACCGTCTAGGGTAATATCCATTACTTTATATTACTAATTTTTTTAGCGTAGTATATAGTAGTCGTTATACCGGCGATTATAGCCACTAAACCGGCTAAAATTCTTACCGACGTCTCTACCGTTTCTAAATTACTCACTACGGCCGCGGTAATACTTAAAAACGTACCTATTACGCCGTCCGCGTGGTTATTGCTGTTTACCATTTTTTACTATCTTTAAATCTGTTACTTTTTGAGCGTAAAAAGCGCTTAGCTTAGTCTCGTAAAGCTCGCGCTTAGCTATTAACTTGGCTCTTTTATGTCTCTTACCGTCCATTTTGTACTATTTACGCCGTTACCTCTGCTAAATACTAGGCTATTAGTTAAATATACTTCGCGGCTCGGGTGCGTATCCGGGCTTACGTTACTAGTGTACTCGGGGTATAAACTACTTTTATTACATAGATATTTAACGAGCTCGTTAGTATAGTGTTTAGCGTTATTTCTAGCCGCGTCGGTTAGCTGTCCTATCTGGCCTACGCCTACGCTCTCGCTATCTTCGCTTACCTTACGTACTAAATTACCGTTATCGTGTTTATACGCGAGGTTAGGGTAAAGCTCTACCATAGTCCACCATACCAGCGCCTTAGCTACGTAGCTTTCTAAAAGCGTTAAATAGTCCGCCGGTATAATATAACTAGTGTTTAAAATTAAAGCCTCTACCTCAGTCTTTAACCGGTTAATTAAATCGGTACCTAGGTAATTAGTTAAATACTTATCCTGGGCTAAATACGTACACGTTCTAATTAAATTAACGTCTACCGCGTCGTTTACCGGCGTGTACTTGCGTACGTATTGCTCGTTTATTAATAGTATTTCGCTTATCATTACTCTAAAAATCTAGTAGGGGTATTAGCTGTAGCGTACCCGGCGTTAATATCTTTAAGGGGTACACCGGAGCGTAAAGCCTCTATAGTACTTACCTCTTTATAGTTAGCTGGATCGTCTGGTAAAAAGCCTTTTTTACCTGGGCCACTAGCTAGTTTACGTTTATAAATCTGTCGCTTGAAAGCGTGGTAACAGTGCTTACCGCCCTTAAATAAGAAAATATCATAGACAGCCTCCCCGGCGCGAGCGAAACGACTATTAACGCCGTTACTACTCATATTATTTTCTGGGCTCTGTAGGCTTAAATCTTCCCAGCGATATACTACGCCTTGCTCGGCTAACGCTACCATTTTTTTACAAAATGTACGGCTATTAGGTCTAAGACCGGTAGTATAGGCGTAGCGTATTTTATATAGCCCGGCGTCCATTACGCTACGTTTGTCTAAACCGCTAGCGTATTTTTTATACTGTAGTACTTGTACTAGTTTATTTTCGTCGGCTACGTCTTCTACTATTTTTTCGTCTACTAGCTCGTACTCTTCGGGGTCTATAATTTCGCCTATACTTTCTAGATGCTCTAGCCAAATCTCGCCTTGCGCGTCGGTTAAATCATTTTCGCAAACGTGCGCCGCTTGTTTAACCTGGGCCGGTTGTACCGTGGCCGGTGTCGGCTCTGGCTTAGTCGGTAGTATTTCGTTTTTTTCTATATATACACCTCCGGCTATATTATTATAGCTTAGTATTTCCTCTACGGCGTCGCTTATTAAGCGCTGAGCTGGCTCTATTACTTGTTTAGTAAATACGTATAGACCGGTAGCTAGTTCGTCGGTATTACTACCTAGACCGCCGCCCTCTTCGCGTATACCTACGATTAGCGGCGAGGTTATTCGGTGCGCTAGTAAAATCTGTAGGCGTGCCTCTTCGCTAATATAACTATATTGTTTATCCGCGTCAGTAATCGGAAACGGTGTAATTTCCGGCGCTGTCTCATTAGTATCGCTAAAGCTCGCGAAAAATTTACCGCTGTTAACCGTACCGCTTATATTAGCCTCTATATCTGCTATTAGTTGGCGCTGAGCTTGCGGCTCTGGTACGCCTCCTTTAAAGGCGATATGGAACGACGGAAATAAACCGTTACTTAAATTATTTAGGTGGTACTCGGTTACCTTTCTAGTTATCTCGATCCAGTCTATACTAGCGTAATAGTCTGGCCTAGCATAGTATAAGCTACCGGCGGTAAGTTGGTTAACCGCTAAAACTTGGCGCGCTTGCTCGTTTGAGTACTCGGGGTTATACATAGGTATATACTCGGGCTTATTACGACGTTTACGCGTGTCGGCCCAGTCTCTACTATAATAAACCCCTACTATATTTTCGTCCTCGTCGGCTACAGCTAGGCGTATCGTCTCGGCTGGTAAATAATTTACTTTAGCTATACGGCTACGGTCTAGGCTATATATTACCTCGAGGTAAAAAGCGCCGTGTATCTTTAAATCTAAGCTAATAGCCGGCGTATATTTATTGAGCTCTAGGCGTTTTATTTCGTTATCTACGCTTAGTACGTCGCTTTTTAGACCTTTGCCGGCTATCATTAACGCTATATTGTTACATAGGGCTCCGTGCATAGCTGAGCCGCTGTATAGCTCTAGTAAGTACTGAGGAAATAGGTTATTACTTCCGTATTTTGTATAGCCGTAGTTAGTCTCGGTTTCTGTGGCCTCTACTTTGGCGTAGCGTGCCATTTTTACGTTATATACGACCGGCTTTTTATCCATTATAAACTATATCTTGGCTTATACTCGCCGCTGGGCTCGTATAAAGGTTATTACTGTCGGTTAGTTCGGCTAGCCCTTGCTCTATTAGACCTACTACGCTAACGTCGTTAGGGTCTAAATTAGTGGCGCTATTTTGTCCGTAAATATAGTACGAATAACGCCCACTTTTTAAAATTAGTACGGATCCGTTAACGGCGTCTAGCGTATCGGTACCTAGCAAAATTTCAGTAATACGGTCGCTCTCATTTATAACGGCCGGTATTAGTATAAATTCGCTATTACCTACCTCGCTAACTAATTTAACTAAGTAGTGGCTATAGGTTGTACCTAAAAGTAGAGCGCCCTCCTTTAAAGTAAGGTAGGCGCTCTGGTTAGGTGTATTAGTAACTAGGTATAGCATCGCGCTAAGCTAGTTAAATATTATAAAGACCCGGCTACTACGGTACCGTCGAAATCGTTACTTACGACAGCCTCAGCTATGCGGTACATACTGTAAGGCTCTTCGGCTAACATAGTAATAGTAGAGCCGTTTAAATCGCCTTTAGCTACGCCGGTCTGGCTAGTTTGCGCGGTAATTTCTACGCCGTCGGTAAAACCTAGTAACCAATAGTTATCGTTATTATCGCGTACTATAGCTACGTGTCTACCTCTGGTAATAATTTCGAGCTGTTTACGTCGCTCCGGTGTTAAATACGGAAAGGTAGCCTCTAAAGTTTGGCTATAAAATACCGCGTTATTTTCTACGCTTACGGCCTGGGTTAAACTACCGGTATTACGTGGTAGGTCAAATTGGTACCAGGTTAAACTACTTTCTAGGGCTGTAATTTGCTCGCTAGTTCCGTCTACCGTGTTAGTACCTTTAGAAAAATAATTTAAGTCTGTGAGCCAAAAGCTCTTTATACCGCCTACCCCTTTTTTACAATCGAGTTGAAAGCCGGCGCTGGTCATACAAGTAATAGAAGCCATTTTTTAAATTTTTTTTATGTTAAAAAAAAGAGAGCTAGGGCCTAGTAGCCGTAGCCCTCTTTTTAGTGTTCATTATTTTAGTAACCTATAGCAATATCTCCGGCGAAACCGACTTTAGTACCCATTCTAAATTTAAGAGCGATATTTACTTTATCGCTAGTATCGATTAGTTTCTGGTCTACTACTACCGCCTCGTTTAAATCGCTAATAAGGTCGGTACCTACGTGGAAGTTATCCGGACGTCCAAACATTACGACGTTATCGGGGAAACCAGGACAAACGTAAATCTCGTAACCGTATACGCTAGCTAGGTTAGCATCGCCAGAGGGTACGAGTACATTATACCCAGTCATTAACTTTTGTTTGTAAATCTGGTACGTCTTACGAGACATATAGCATTTTACCATAGGGTCGCCTACCAAAGTACTAGACAAAGTAGCCAAAGTATTATCTATAGCGTCCATAACCGGCGTAGTCGATCCGGCACCGCTAACAGTAATAGCGCTAGTTATATTATAGTCGGGCGCTCCTTTAATAGTTGCTATGTCTTTAACTAAACCGTCGAACTTAGTCCAGGTTAAAGCGCCGCCTACGTTACCGTTAAAATTACCTTTCCAAATAGTTTGCTCTAAAGCCTCGCTAGCCTTAGCTGTAGCTAGAGCTAGTAGATAGTCTTGGAAAGTAGGCGGTAGCGTTTCGTTCATAGCTCCGGCTCCCATTGTTTGAGAGTTCCACATTTTCGCGTGCTCACTCTTACATAGTTGTAAGTTTACTTTAAGGTCGGTTACTGTTAGTACCGCCTCGTCCGCGTCTACGCTAGATACGTTAGGGGTAAAATCGCAAGTACCTTCTTGTAAAATGTCGGTAATGTCAATTTTTTGTAATACCGCTTTATCCTTTACGTTTTGGTGCAAAGTAACGTAATTTTTTGCGATAGTGTCAGCGCTCAAAACTGCGGCGCTAATGTAAGGTAAAGCTAGCTCACCGGCGTAGCTATTACTAATTAAGTTCAAATCTGAAGCCATTTTTTATTTATTAAATTTTTTATCTGTGTTGGGCCAAAATAGCGTTAACGCGTTCCTGGGCTGTAGCGTAAGAGCTAATAGCTTTAATAGGCTCGGCGTTTCTACTTTGTTTTACGCTTACGGTTGCCGCTTGCTTACTAAGTACGTTATACTTTACTTTAAGGTCGTTTAGCTCTTTGGTTAACTGAGCTATAGTATTTTCTTTAGCGGCGTTATCGTCGTTAAACTTAGCTAACATACCAGAGACTAAAGCCTCTACGTCGCTTTTAGTTAATACCTCGCTAGCTTGCTCTACGGCTTGCTCTGTCTCTACCTCTACTTCCGTTTCGGTTTCTGGTTGCTCTGGCATAACCATAGAGGAAATTTTACCCTCTACTACAGTAATTACCGTACCGTCCGCTACGATATACTCACCGTCGGCTAGGGGTTGGCTTACTCCGTTGTCGTCGATAGTAAAAACCTCGGCGCCCTCTTCGAAATTAGAGGCCGGGGTATAAATTTTAGTACCGTTGTCTAGCATCGCCTCGCTCATAAGGGCCATAGCCTCGAGCTCTTTTTTCTCGGCGTCTTCGGCGCTCAATTTAACGCCGTGCGGCGCTAATTTTGGCGCGTACTTTTGGATTATTTCCAAAACTTTTTTTGTCTTTACGTCCATTTTTTCGTAAGGTTATATAAGTTAGTAGTTTTTAACTGTCTTTTTTTTCGTTTTTAGTAAAAATTTTTTCTATAACGGTTAAACCTAAACCGCTACCAGCTATTAAAGCGAGCGCGTCGTACATAAATACCGGGCATATTTTAGCCGGATCGTTATAAGCCGCTATAAACGCTAACGTAACTATAGCCGCTAGACATACTAGCGCGCTAAATCGCTTAGCGCTTATTTCGTCGCCGGAGCCTAGTAGCTTTTTAATCGCGCTTTTAATCATTATTTAAACCGTCTAATAGGTTGGCCATTTCCTCGAGTTCGCGCTCTAGTTCTAAAACGTCGACGTACTCGCTATACATAGGAGTAAAATAACCCTCTAGGCTAAAACCTTTAAAAGTACCGGCGTCTATTTGCTCTATTAGTTGGGGGTCGGTTACTTTTTGACCTATATACCAGGTACCGACCGGCGTACTAAAACCTAGGGCTTTACTTTTGTCGTTATTTTCGTCTACTTGTAGCCAGCTCTCGACCGTTACCACGTTAGCCACCGGTACGGCGTGCTCTAGGTTGGCGTTATGGTGCATATTTCGAGCTATATACCTATGAGCCGCTTTTTTAACCGTGTCCGCGCTATACTTTACGTAGTACTCAGCTTTACTATTTTCGTCTACTCTATATATGAGCTGGTCGGGTATAAGTACCGGGCCGTATAACATACGTACGCCCTCGGTTTTTTGTACCGAAAATTTAACTTGTTTTCTAGGCTGTTTACTCAGCGCTATAAAATCTACCTCGATAGCCGGGTACTCTACTAGGCTCATACCATAAACGCCGTTACCGTCGTCGGTTTCGTCTATACCTAGCTCTATTACTTTTACTTTGTCCATTTTATTTTTATTTATCTAGTTTAGCCTGGTTTTCTATCTGGTTACGCGCGTCTAGGCTGTTAGCTACGTTACCAGCTAGTACGTACGTCTGTATAGGTTGCGGTTGCGTCCCTTGGCCTTGTAAAAAACTTAAATTAAGACCACTAGGCGCGCTAGGCGTAGACATACTACCGCCGCCACCTATCGAGCTACCGACAGTACTAGATCCACTAGGCCCGGCTGGGCTAGTATCGCCGCCACCGTCAAAAGTAGCCTTGTTTATTTTAACCAAATTAGCTACGCCGGTAGCCGCTACGACTGCGGCGCTCGCTATTTTTTGTACCATAGTTACGTTATCCGGAGCTCCAAAGGCCGAGACTATACCGCTAGCCATATTTATAACCGCCTGGGCTTTCTGTAGCTTTTTATTACGCTCGAAAGCTCTTTTAGCGCTAGCCTTATCGCCTTTAGCCGTAGCCTCGTTTAAGCTCATTAAAATATCTACAGCTTGCCCGGCTAATTTTAGACCGGCTTGTATAGTGTCCATTTTAGCTTGGAGCTTTTCGGCCTCGGCTTTTTTAGTTGCCTCTAGTTCGTCTTTATCGTACTTAGTGTTAATTTCCTTTATCTTATCGCGTAGGCTTTTTTGGAGGTCGGCCTCTAACTGAGCGTTACCCTCAGCTATTAAAAATTTAGCGTCATAGCTAGCTATTAAGTCTTCTAAATCTTTATCGCGCCCGGCTTTCATTATTTCGCGAGCTAGCGCGTCTTGGGCGTCTTCTTTAGCTATCCTATCCTGGTTAGCTTTATAGGCCGCGGCCCTTGCGTCCTCTTCGGCTTTCTTTTTGTCTTCGAGCTCTTTAGCTAAACGGTCGGCCTCTTTTTTTGCGGCCTCTTCATTTTGCTTAGCTATTTTAGCGTTAGCCTCCGCGTTAGCCTTGGCCTTATCGTCTGCGGCTTTTTGGTCTATAGCTTTTATACTGAGCTGTAACCCGGCGTAGTCGTTTTCCATTGTGGCCAGCGCCTCCTGGTTTTTAGCTATCGCGTCGTTTAGTTCTTTCTCTTGTTCGGCTGGGTCTATAATAAGGCTACCTATCGCGTCGTTCATTTTGGCGCGTAGATCCCACTCTTGACCGAAAGCCTTACCTATTAAATCTATTGTACCTACTAGAGCTTGTAACGGTGCCGTTATAAACTGTAAAATACCGTCTAAAATAGTACGGTTACGTTTGGCCGTCTCTATTTGCGTCTTAGCTTGCTCTTGTTGTATTAAAAGCTGGGCCTTTCGGTCTTGTATCGCTACGCCTAAAGCCTTTACTTTCATTTCCAGTATTTCGCGCTCGCTCTTACCTTGTAACTTTAGTATATTACTCTGTTTATCTATACTCTCGTACGCGGTCTTACTAGCGTTAGCTCTGGCCTCAGCGTTAGCGGCGGCTTGCCGTTCTAGTTCGTTAATACCGGTTAGCCCTTTCTCTATGCTCGGAAATAAACTAATAAGTTTACTAAAGTTCATAGCTATAAGCGCTACAGCTCCGGCGATTAAAAAGAAAGGGTTAGTTAATAAGGCTTTACCGAGCGCTCCAAAGCCGGAGGCCATAGAGCTAATACCGTCCTTCACGCTTTTAAAATCTACGCCTTTTATATTACCGGCTACGCTTTTTAGCGTTTGGCCAAATCCTTCGAAATCTAGGCTTAAAAGTTGCTCGCCGGCTATCCTAGCGTTATTACCTAGGCTCTCGATAGCTGGGCCAGCGTTAGCGTTAACCGCCTCTTTTACCTCTTTCATTTTGTCGCGGAGCTCTCCGGCTTTCTGCGACAGTTTTATAAATTCGGCGCTACCTCGGTCTAGGTTAGCTAGTTGGTTTTCTATACCTTTTAACTCGGTCTTTATACCTTTGAGACCGTCTACTATTTCCTCAGCCATAAATAAATAAATAATAAGGGTAAGCCTATTAGTATAGTAGTTAAAAGCGCGTTAATTAGTATAATCGACCGGCGTTTTAATTTTGGTTTATACTTACCGGTGGCCATTTCATAAACTACGCCGGTACCCTTGGCTCCGGATCGTAATAAAAATAAACTATCTTTAATTACCTCCGCGTTAAAATAGTAATCGTTTAGCATACTTTAAATTTTTGTTTGTGTTAGTGTTATACTTACGCTACCGGCCCAGTCGTTACTAGGGTAAGTTAAACCGCTAACGCTCTGTATATATACTACTATGGTAGTAGGTGTTACGCCACTATCTAAACCTACTAGCCAGGTACCAGCGGTAGCGCTCTCGGTTAGCACGTTATCCGGGTCGGTAAAACTTATTACACTACCGGTGTTATCTGTCTGTATTGCGGCCGTACCGACGTGGGTAAAGGTGTCGCCAATAGTACCGGCTACAGCTTGTACTAAACTTATTTTAATATCTAAGGTATATAGGCTATTACTGTCTAGTTTTATTTCCGATATATATAATTTATCTAGCGCGGCGTTATAGTTACCGCTTATACGCTCCACTATTACACCCCATACCGCGCTATTAGTTGTACCGTCTTTACTATTTCCGTAATATAGTCCGTCGTTAGTTACCGTAGTATTAGTACCGTATACGGCGCTGTCTTTTACGCCGTCTTTTACGATTAAATCGCTACCTACTACTACCGTATTTTTATTATCGCCTAATAGGCTTATATTATCGCCGCTGGCTACTACGTTTTTAGTGGTATTAGTTTCGTCTTTTACGTAAACGGTACCACTACTTAAAGCTACGTTATTAGGTCTTACTCCACTTACAGCGCTAGGGTCTTTAACCGCATCGCCACCTATACCGCCGGGGTTTACGTTTGGTTTAGTCGTAGGTTTACTAGTTTTTCTACAGTCTACGCCGTTCCAAAAGTAGCCTATTTTTTCGCAACACCCTTGCGTACCTGGTACGCTATTACCGTCGCCGTCTGCCCATAGTACTAAACCTTGTACCGTAACGGCTGTAGGTATTAGCCTACAAAGGTCGGGTAAATCTACGCTAGATAACTTACGTATAAGTTTTACGCGGCAAGGTTGCGAGCCTCCCAGTACGTAATCGGTTACCTCTAGTATACGCCAATAGGTATTAAATAAAAATATAGAGGTATTAAATTCGAGGTTAAAAATTTCCTTTACGCCTAACATAAAACTAGCCTCTAGTATTTTACTCTCTGGGCTGTATATTTCGGATAAATAAGCGTTATAATATCGGTTATATAAAGTATCTACCGGTGTGGAGTTGATAGGGTGTAAAGGTATTTCCTGGCCAAAGTTTAAATCTAAGCTACTTAGCTCTGGTATATTGTGCGAGTAATTACCCATTAACGCGGCCGCTGGTATACTCGCTATACTTATATTTTCTTGAAAGTATAGCCACCTTGGGCCCGGAGCTTTATAGTTAAAACTTGCGTCTACAAATTTAGGTATACTCCGCGTATCGCTAGGGTAAGCGTTTAGTAGTGTATTATTAGGCGTAGGTTTCGCTTTTAACTCTACTTTCGTTTCACCTACGGTAAAATCGCTAGAGCTATCGAATAAATCAAGCCTACCAAAAGTACGGTAAGCGCCATTTTTATAAACCTCGTTTAGATAGTCGTTAGCATCGCTATAAGTAAAATACTGTCGTTTTGTTTGGTAGTCGGTAGTCGGTGCTATAACTATATCGCTGTCTATATTTATTAAGTCTGTCCAGTCGTCTATATTTCCGCTATCTAAATACTCTACCATAGATACCAGATTAACTATGTTAGGGTTATTTTTGTCTGGCACAAAAACGCCGTTATGCGCTTTTAAGACGTCGTTAATTAAATCGGTTAGTAAATACTCCGGCGCCATTTTTTCCCACCTAATAAAATAAGGCGCTGAGGTAGTAACTATATCGTTCATAAAAAACGCCGTGTTAAAACCTAAATTACTAGCCTGGTTAGTAATATATACCGTCTTACCAGCCGCGGCTACGTCAAAATTAGCCACTAGTAAAACCTCTACGGTATCGCCTGCGTAAAATTGCCAGGCCGCGTTAGGTGTACCGGCACAAAAAGCGCTAGTAGTACCGGTAATATCATTAGGCGTGCTAGGATCGTATAACGTATTAAATATAGTAGCTCCGGTAGTCTGGTCTATAGTTGTAAAATCTATAAAACTGTTATCCCAGGTAGCGCTAAGCATATAAGTAGTAGCGCCGCTAGTTACTTTAAAATAAACTCGTAAACCGCCGCCTATTATACCGTCCGCTTGTACTCTAAAATCTGCGGCTATTTTAGCCAAAGTATTAAAGGTAAAAGTATAAATACGCCCGGTAGCATCTAGGCCGCTTTCCTCGTCTAGTTGCGCGGTAAAATTAGGTAATACCGCCGAGTATCGCGTAACGCCGTTTATAGTAATCGGTACCCAGCTCGTAATAGCGTGGGTAGTAAAAATACCCAGGCTAAAGACCGCGTTAAAATCTGGGTTATATAGTTCGTCGTATATATAACCGTCTTTAGTAAATTCGTTAGCGTAAGGTATATAAACTTGTTGTAAATGTTTATCTATTAGAGTACTTAAAACTATTTTTTTACCTTGCTGTAAAAGCTGGTTATTTATTAAATCTATTAAAAACTTAATACTAAAACACGGCGTTAAATTAAATTCGCCTATAGGGTTATTATCTACTAATTTTATACCGGTGTGGGCTAGTTTAAAACCTTTATCTATTACCGCAAATTTTAGGCGCTGGTCTGAAAAGTCGTAGGTATATATATTCCCCTCGTTAATTACTGTATAGTCTATAGTCGGTACTGTATTAGGTATACTTTCTACCGGTATTAGTACCTCGCTTAAATACTTATCTTTTAACGTAGCTAGTACGTCGGCGGTTTCACCAAAAAAAACTATATTATAGTCGGCTACCTGGTTATTAGTTACTATTGCGCTCTTAAATTGTACGTAACCGGTTATAATCGGTATAGTATCTACGCTTAGCGTCGCGGTAAACTTGCGTCGTATATTTTGGTTACCGGTATTTATATACGTTAGTTCGTGTTGGTACCCAAATATCCGGCTATTAGTTTTATTTGCTGGTATTCTAAACTCCCTAGTAAAATTACTAGATCCGGTTAGCTCTTTAAGGTCGTTAAATTTATAATTAAGGCTAATAGTGTCGCCTGGGTATAAATCTAGTACCTCAGCGTTACCGCCCTGGTCGTAAACAGTTAATAGTACACTCATATATTTTTTAATCTGGGCACGTGTCCGTACCTACGGTTATAGTTATAGTTCCGCTCCACGTTGCGCCGCCTAAAAAATTAGGCAATTTAACGCGCATATAATTAGAGCCGCTAGTAGTGTGAGTACCCCAAATACCAGAGGCTAAAAACGTCAGCGTGTTACCGTCAAAGTAAACCCGGTTAGCTGTATCGTCGCCTCGCTGTATATAACCGTCGTAATTACTCGCTGGCATTGTGCTATCCAAAGTTACACTAACGTAATAAAAAGTACCAGGTACTAACGTCTGACCTAAACTATTGGTTATACTAAATACTATATATCTAGACCTACCAGCCGCTACCGCGGTTATTAAAGCGTTACCGCCTAAAGTAGATAAAGTTAAACCAGTACTACCGCCCATACTAGTAAATATATCGTAATACTCGCAAGGTACCGGAGGCGGCGGTAATATAGCGTAATCTATAGCCTCGTAAACTTGGCCGTATCTTAGGGTTAATTTAAGGCTATACTTTTTAGTATTACGCTCGCGACGTTCTAAATAAGTTTTATTTTCAATTACGACAGTCTTAAAACCAGTTTCTTCTAGCTTATATATATGCTCAGCGATTAGTAAACTTTTAAGGTAGTTAAATTCGGTTTCTGTCAGCCAGTCGCTAGTAATATCTAAATAAGTATTTATATTAGGCGCTCTATTAACTACATTACGTAGGTCTCGAATATCTGGCCCAAATAAACCGGCGTCTGTCTCGCTTATACCGGCTCCTACCGTACCATAGTTACCGAAAGGTTTAGTATATTGTTTACGCTCTACCTCATAGGTACGCTCGTTACGCTGTGGAAAGTTAAAATACTCAAAGCCTCCATTTTCACCGATCCAGGCTAAGCGTACGTTATCGTAACGTACCTCGGGGCATTCTATAACTACTAAGTATTTTTTACTTACCGGCGTCTCTGTAATACTGTCTATTAACTGTATCGAATAAAAACGAGTATCGTAATTTAAACCTATAAAATTACCTACGTTTTTAGGGTAGGCGTGTATATAGGCTAGCTCTCTAGGTAAAGGGTTTATTTGCGAGGTATCTACCGTATTTACGATAGCGCCGGTATAATCGTAAAAAATATATTTAACGTAATACTTGTTAGTATTATTTATAGGTATATACGTCGCATCGTCGTTATTAAAAACTAGTACGCCCTGGTCGTTATTAGTACAAGGTAAATAAATATAACCAGTACTTAAATTAGCCGGTAATAAGTGGCGTACGCGGTCGTAAAATGTATTAGCGTCTACGTCTGTATACGCGGTACTAAAGCCGTCTACTCTATTTATACCAGGTAATAAATTACCTCTTTTACCGTGTAGTACGTTTTGGCTTTCCGTTACAGCGCCATAGCCTAAAGGATCTTCGGTAAATACTCCGCTTACATCGTAACCCTCATATACTCTAATTTCGGCCCTAAAGTTTAAATAGCCGTCGGCGGTTAGGTATTCTTGGCCGTGAAAAAATATAAACGGATATATAGCGTTAATATCGTGGACGGTTACCACTCTTTTAAACTCTTCGTAAATAGTTTTAGGGTTAAATATACCGTATCCGTAAGGGTTAGGCTGTATATATAATTTAATAGTACTACTACCGTCGTAAAAATCAAAAAGTTCTATTTCAAAAATATACCTAAAATTAGGCTCGTTTATATTAGTACTGTTAGCCACTATTACGTTATCTATACTACCAGCGTGTATATAGAGAAAAGTTTGAGAGCCTTTTTTTACATTTAAAGTTATAGCCATTATTTTCGTTTTACTAGTCTAAAGGTTTTTAATAGTTCTATGTTAATATCCTCGCTGGCTGTCTTCACTATTTCGGGGCCGTACTTTTCTAACATTTCGAGGTAAGCATTTTCGAAATAGTGTAAGCCTACGCGGCCGCGTTTCTCTATAGCCTTAGCTATCGCGTACGCTATACTTTTACGCCTAGCGTCTGTTACTTTAGTAAATCGACCGGTACCAGCCTCGCGTAGTTTTACGTTTTTAGTTATTAACCATTTTTCTATAGCGCTACTAGGCGGCATAGAGGCCCTGGGTAATTTATTAGGCGTCGGCATAAAATTAGGGTCGTTGGTCGGCGCCTCGCTTTTACCCATCTGTCCGTACTCGATAACGTGCGCGTATTTTTTCGCCGGGCCTACAGCGTAAAAACTTAAACTTAAATCGCTATTAACTCTACCGCGTAAACTACTTTTAAGCTGTCCGCTGGCTACGAAATTTTTACGTATAGACGTACTAACTTTAAACCGGCTTACGCTCTGGGTCGCGCCTATATTTTGCTGAGCCTTTAAAACGGTCTCGCTTACGAAAGTATCGAGTAATTTACGTAGCTCTTTATAGTCCATTACAAAAAATAGTAAAAGCTGTCGAGGGGTCGGCCGCTAATAGCTCAGCGAATAATTTAACGCCTTTAATTTCGAGCGATTGCCTAAATACTATATAGTCGTCGCTATAGTCCCAGCCGAAAACGACAGTACTACCGTCTAATTTATATACGTATAATCTTAAACCATTATCTACCTCTATTACCTCGTACGTTATCATATTATATATTTTTAATTACGAAATTAGCGCCGCGTAATGCGGCCGTATTACCGTTAGCTTGCATACTAAGACTATCGCCGGCGGCATAGTTAACCGCGACAGCTTGCGAGTAATAACCTATAGCTGAGCCGCTAGCTATTACTAGCGTCGGCGTCTGGTTTACTTGGTTTTTACGCAAGGTTAAAGTAATCGCTACCGGTGCTAATATATTATTTATTACGCCTATCGTAGTTACCTGGGCGCTATGTCCAAACACGTAACGCTGGTTATTATCGTTTCCACCTTGCCAGGCCGCTACGCCTGGGCACGTAAACCAGTTTAAAGTATTCATAGTTACAACATTATTACCACCGCAAAGCGTAACTTTATTAGCTAAATCTATAGCTGTCTGTTGCGCCGTACTTACCGGTTTATTTACGTCGCTAGTGTTATCTACGTTACCCAGTCCTACCTCGCTTTTACTCAAAGTACCGTTAACCCAAAGGCCGCTACTATCGTATTTTAGTACGTCGTTAGTACTCGGGCTAGGACATTGTACGCCGTGTAGCTCTGTTAGCTCGTAGCCGTTTTGGATCGCGTAAAGTACTCTACCGTTTACGTTTTGCGAGCGTGTAACGTGTCCTATAAAAACTACGTGGTTAGGCTCGGCCGGTGGCGTCGTCGTTACCTCGCCCGGTGTCGTACTAAGCCAAAGTAAACTACCGGTATTATAAGCGCTGGTATCTAAATTACGTACCTCGCCGCTAGTTACCAGTAAACCGGTCGCGTCGTTTGGTATGTCTTCAAAAATAGCGCCCATAGTTTTAGAGCTCGTAGCCTCTGTAGTCGCGTCGGCCTTTAATACCTCGGGGTGTGTACCGCTAGAGCTCGTACTCTTTATATAGCATATAGTACCTTTAGTTAAAGTAGCGCCGGTTTTATTTATTACCTCTACTACCTCTTTTTTAGCCGCGTCTACTATACCGTCGTTATCGGTGTCGTAAGTACTTTTAAGCATATCGCCGTAACCGGTTAGGTCGGGCGTGTTTATTAAGTCGTTATAGTCGCCACTAAATAAAGTAGGCTTATTTAAAATCTGGTTATCGCCGGTAGTGGCGGCCCAGTCGCTAGCTTGCTGTCGCGTTTGGTAGCCGGTGCCTACTAGTACCCAATAGCTCGGGTTAGTTACAGCTATACCGCTATTAGTTGCAATACACCGGTATATATTACCGTTATCGTGTACTACGTCGCCTACCTGGTACTCGTTATTAAGTACCGCCGAGCGTGCGCTATCTAGGTCGGGAGCTGTTAGCTGTAAACTAGGTAAGTTATTAAGGTCGTTATAATCGCCGCTAAAAGCTACCTCGCTAAGCGCTGAAACGTCGGCTTTATCCGTCTGTAAATTGCTAACGTCTTCGAGCAAAGTAACAATAGTAGGGCAAGCGTCCACGTCGTTACAAGTAAAAGAGCTACCGCTAGGTAAAGTATACCAGCCTTTAAGGCCGATTTCATTGGTGCCATAGTAAAATAAGTTACCCGGAGCCTCTACGTCGTTATCTAGTGTAACGCTAGCGCCGTCTAAGTTTAAACTTTTGTCGTAGTGTACCTGGCCGTACTGAGTACTACCAGGGCTTAAAGGTGCGAAATTATTAAAGCTAGCCGGAACGTCGCAAGCGTTCCAATTATAATCTAGGTTTAAAGTTATAGTACCCTCTACGCCGGTAAGGTCGTTAGTTTTTTCGTCTATAAAAGCCTCTACGTTAATAGGTGTATTTAGTACTATGTCGGTACCAAAAAGTACACCGTTTTCTATAGTCGCTACCAGGTCGCCGAAAATCTGTAAACAGTCGCTTATTATTTCGCGCTGGTTTAAATTTTTGTCGGCCTTAGTTCTAGGTAGGTCGGCTATAGTAACCATAAAATTAAAAGTACGCGTACCCTCGCTATAAGCCATACCCTCCGGGGCCACGTGTAACCAGGGGTATACGTTACTTTTACTTATATCCGCGTCGCTTATCTGGCCGTGGGTAAATCGCTGTAGTATATAGTGGCCGTCTGTAAAGTCTTTAAACCTTTGTATTAAGACGTTATACGTGTGGTTAGTATTGCTCATATATTACTTAGTAGTTTAAAATACTTTTTTTGGTGTGTTTAAATCTTTATAATCTATTAAATAACTAGCGTGAGTAAATACCGCGGCCGCTGGTAGTCTTAGTATAGCTTCGTGTTTAGTTAAATCGCGGTCGCTTAGCTCTTCTAGGAGGTGTATAAATTTATAACGATCCGCTAGGGTATTGGTTGCCTCGTTTCCGTCTGTAGCGTTTCCGTCGTTAGCGTCTCTACCTCTGTTAAAATTTGCGTCGTCTGGCTGTTTAAATAGTCGAGGGTAGTGTTCATTAAATCGCTCCTTAATAGATAAAAAAAAACCATTACGCCGTTAACAGCCTCTACCGCTACTTGTCTAAATAGGTTAGCGTTAGCCGTATGTTTAAGCGCGTCGTACTCTTCGATTAAATACCGGTCGTTTAGCTCTGCGGTAATAGGTCGGTATAGTATGGACATTATAGAGGGTAGCGACTGCGGAAAGGTCTCTAGTAGTGTATTTATGTCTATATACTCGCTAAAGCTCATATATTCAAGGTTAGGGTGAAAGCCTACGCGTAAAGTAGTACCGTCTGGTTTTAATAGTTTTAGCTCTTTAAATAATCGCTTACCGGTATTTTTTTTAAGGTCGTCGGCGTACCGGTTAATAATTGTAACCAGTTCGGGTACGCTGAGCTTTAAAATTTCCTCGCGCGTTTTACCGGTTATAGCTTGCGCTTGTAGTACGTCGTTATCGCCGGCTTTTAAGACGTCTAGGTATTGGCCCAGGTTAATAGTTTTACTCATACTTTATAATTTTGGTTATAGTAGTTATCTACGCTAATATCTATAGCCCTTTCGCGCGCGTACATATAGCCGTTATTTTGTCCGTGGCTATAAGCGTTTTTTATATCTCGCTCGAATTTAGCGCGCGCCTCCGCTATTAAATTATTATACCACTCTTCAAGCTCAGAGCCCGGTCTAAATTCTATTTTACTAGTAAACTCTTTTATAAACCACTCAAAAGTATTTTGTTTTTTACTCATAGGTTTATATTAAGCTGTCTATAATTATTTTAAGCGGCCCACCGTCGCCGGTCTCTATAGTTTTAGTCTCTATATAACCGCGCTTACGGCCCTTAGTTTTGAGCATAAATATAATAGCTGTAGTATCGCCCTCTTTAATACGATTAAGTAGCGCGTTTTCTGCTATATCTAGTACCAGGTTTTCTATTTCCATTACTTGCGCGTAATAGTCGGTATCGTCTTTTAACCAACGGTAGTGAGTACAAGGGTCGAGCTCGATAGCTTGCGCCGCCCTGGTTACTATACCGGCGCTTTTTTTTAAGGCGTCTAGCATAGCTTTTTTACGTACTATAGTACTCGGCTGGCTATCCGTCTTTTTAGATATTGCTTTTTGTTGCTTAGCCATTACTAGCCCTTACGTATTTTAACTAGGTTATTTTCTACCGTGTTAACGCGTAGGGCCTCTAGGTAGTCGTCTACTTTAAAAGTAAAAAAAGCTACGCGGTCGCTACTTGATCCGGTTTCTAAGCTCATAGCCTCGAGGCGTGTACTAAATACGGTAAAAGCTGTTACGTTATTTACCCGGTCTATATTTAGGGCCTCAATAAAATCGGTTAATTTAATACTCGCGTGTATTAAATCTATTTCGCCGGCGTTACAGTTTATTACCTGGTCTTTAAAATAACTAAACCCGGTTAGGCTCTCGTTAGTCGTTTCTGTCATTTTCTTTTTTTAAGTTAGTTAACGCTCTGGTATATAGCTCGTAGTCGTCGTAAATACCGGTACGGTCTTTTACTTCCTCTACTAGCTCGGTAAAATTAGTTATTTTATCCGGGTCTATAGAAATTTTTACATACTTTTTTTTAACCGGCTTAGGTTTATAATCGTCTGGCCCTTGCCAAAGGTCTAAACCTACAGCTATTAGCTCGTTTACGTCGTACTCGTTAGCGAGCGCGTCATAGTCCCAGGTACCAGCGTGTAAGTTATCGACTAATTTAAAGCGGTCTAGTTCCTCTTTAGACCAGCCGACGCAAATAATAACCGGTACTTTAGTCAGTCCCACCGCCTTGGCGGCACGTAGTCGCATATTACCGCCGTATACTATTAGCTCTTCGCTTGCGATTATAGGCCGTTTTTCTAACATTTGAGGAAATACCCTTATACTCTCTTTTAAAGTCGAAAATTGACGCTTATTTAACGTCCTAGGGTTATTTTCTAAAATCTTTAGGCGCGA